TATCTATTCTATTCTTATCTATTCTATTCTCTTCTGTATCTATTCTATTCTTATCTATTCTATTCTCTTCTGTATCTATTCTATTCTTATCTATTCTATTCTCTTCTGTTGCGTTACTTAACGTTACAGTAACGTTACATTCATTATTGTCACTTTTGTTGCCGGCTAGTCCTAATTCTAATTTTTTATTTTCTCTATACTTTTGTACTCTTTTTTTTGTTTGCTCTTTTATTTTCTCCATACCTTCAATATTTTGGTGTTTTTCCCAGTTTATTATTTCAATTCCACACTGATGAATTTCTATCATTTTTAGGTTTTGAAATTCATTTAATGCAAGTTGTATCGTTGCAACTGGTTTTCTCATTATTGTTGACAACATTTGTGCATCGTATGGCATTTCTTCGTGCAAATAAACAAGACCTTTATCGTTACACCTACCGGCAAGCATTAAAAGCTTGATCCATATCACTAATACTGCATCAGCATCTGGCAACATTTCTATAAGTCTAATTTTTTCATCGTCAAACATGTTTGTTGTAATTTTAATCCATTTAATTTCACTCATTTTCTGCTACTCCTTTTGTAAAGTAAGAAGCCCGACTAATATAAAATACCTGTGAGCAAGGTTTTATTATACGAGTCGGGCTTTTATGAAGCTTTAAAATATTAAATAAGGGCAATATCGGCGGAATACACAAAAAAATTACTGTAAAAACAAGAAGAGAAGAAAAGTGTATTTGGTCTAACGTCCGCCGATATAATAATACTTACATCTGATAAAAACAATATAAATAACGTTTTTTCGTTTGTCAACAAAAAAAACAGTTGACAGAAAAAAATACTTATTTTATATTAATATTAAATTTTCATTCAGTAAAAACCTAATAAAACTCCAGTGGCTCCCGGTTTTTTACTCCATTCGCCGGGGGCCTTCTCGTTAATTTGTAAACAACGATATCAGCAAAAACACCAATATTACAATTACACTAAAGCCAGTTATTATAATAAGGTTTTCGCCTATTGATAACCCGGTTATAAAAGAAACTATAACAACTGCTATCAAAACAGTACACACTATTATAAACAATCCTAATCGTTTCATTTTTTAAATCCTATTTTTAATGTCGGCTCTCCCTGTTCGAAAAGCTCATCAATAACATGTTGAATATTGCCGCCGCTTTTTCTCTTTTCTTTTGCCTCTGACCACTTCAACAACTTAAATTCCATTTCACCAAAGTCTTTAAGATCAAAGTTGTGTTTTTTTATAACACGTTCAATGTCTTCTAATTTCTTTTTACAAGAGAACTTTCCATTTTGTAGAGTTATAACTTTGTTTTCTTTTAGAAAATTATTAGGGCCAATGTATTCAAGTTTTGTCCCGTTTCTCTCTGTCATTGCTCTAATTATGTATTGTGTTAATGCTTTTTTCTCTTCGTAAAGCTTCGATTCCATTTGAGAAATAGCATCATAGACGGCCGCTAAAACTTCTGGATTTTCTAAATATAGACTTTTGTTTTCCAGTACTTCTTTGACGTTAAAATCGCCAACTTTCATAGTATCAAGTTCTTTCATTCTACCACCTCCGCTTCTGTTGCGTTTGTTACCATGTCTTCGTATCTTTTCTTTTTATCTGTCTTTTCTTCGAGCTCATGCCTTTTGGCTCTATATATTTTAGTCATATCCTCGTTTTGCTTATCGCTATAATTAGAATAATCAATTTTAAGAATAAGCTTTGCTAACTCTTCATTGCTTTTACACTCTTCGATCATTCTTATAGCAGTGTCATAATCAACTATCATATCTTTTTCCTTTTCTTCTGATTTTGTCATGTTGTCGGGCATTTCTTCGTCGCTGTAGGGAATGCCGCCGATTTCATCACTAAAGCACATTCTAAAACCTGTCGATATTGCAACTTTCTTTAACATCATTTTAGGTTTTGTTTTCCAAAGACCTGTAATTTCACCCTTGTAATTCTTTTGCACATACTCTGAATATTCAACTTCATACTCGAAAGGATGAGCCCAGTCTTTACGATAAATTACTATCTTTGCGACCATGTGAACACTTTCACCAGAAATTGAAACATTCCAACCGTTAAGTTTTCCGGTTCGTTCAGCACGTTTTATGTATACTTCATAGCCTGTTATAATACTTAACTTTCGGCCGTCCTTTGTGTTATAAGGTATACAATAAATCTCTCTCTTAAAAGGATTTAGGTTGTAAGCCTGTGCAATCTCAATAAATTGTTTTTGCTCTTTTTTATCCAAAGTTGTAGCCAAACCGAAAGCATCTAAATAGTCGGCAATTTTCTCTTTTGTGACTACATCAAAGCTTTCTTTTACTTGTAAGTCTTTAGTCATTTTCAACCCCCTCTAGTTTGATATACTCTTCATGTTCTTTAATAGCTCGATTCCATCTTTCAATATAGTCTTTCAACTTATTTCTGTCATCATCAGAAAACAACATGTCTCCGGTGAAAACACAGGCGTCGAGCTCGTCACACAATCTTTCTGTTTCTCTCATTGCTTTTCCTCCATTACTTATTTTTGAACAATATAATATTCGTTTCTGCTTTTGTCAACAATAAAGTTAAAAAAAATATCATATTTTTTGTATCTCATTTTCTGTAAAGCAGTATTCCCTTTCTATGTTTTCAAAATAAACACGAATAAATGTTTCTCTTTGATGTCCTAAAAAACCGATAACTTTACCTATTTGACCTATAAGTCGATACATTTCATTTATCCACGCGTCGTCGTCTTCGCACTTTACTATTTTTACTTGATCGTTTACTTCCATTTTAATCCTCTCTTATTAATAATGGCATAACATAAACAAAAATATTGTCTTGTGTAAATTCAATTGGTTGATTTTGATTATAAATATTAACTTTCCAGTACCCTTTTAAGTCTTTAATTAGATCTAAATCAACTCCATTTTCTTTATCTGTAATTTTTATTAACTTAGAAAACGCTGTTTTTTGAGAAAAATTTATTGTTTTTGTTTTCTTTGGTTTTCCTTTTGGAATTATTTTTTTATATTTTGGAAACTGGTTAACACTGTAAAATATTTCTTCTTTTAAGATTATCATTCTTTTTTTTACTGTATAAACATTATATAAACCGTCTTCTATTTCTAAATAAATATTTTTTATCAAAACAAGTCTAAAAGAATCTGAGGCTATTAAGTTTTCATTTTCATATAAAAAATTACTTAATATAATTCTTGTTTTTTTATTAGATATAAACTTTGAAGCAAAAAAAAGTTTTTCCTGTTTTTCTTTTTCTGAGTCTGAACAAAATAAAATGTTTTTCATTTTTTTTTCTCCTTTTTTTCTAAATAATTTATACGTCCACATTTATGACATTTAATCTTTTTTACATTATATGGCTTGTCTGTTGCAAACAAAAAAGACTCTGTTATGACAACTTGACAAAACTCGCAATCTGTATGAATCGTTACTTTATGCATTTTAAAGCCCCCTAAACCAGTTTTGCGAACTTAGCCACTCTTTCCAGTTTAAGTCTTTGTCTCGTTGCTCTGAGTGCTGTTTCTGTTCGTTTTCAAGGTCATACTTTGTTTTAAGTGCTTGATATAATTTTGTATATTCTTTGTCTTTCATTACAGATTGTCCAACTCGTCTATTTTATCAGAAATAAAAAAACCATCAGCAAAAATAATAGTAATGATGTTATCTTTATACGCTTTGCATTTTGACAAATACCCGTTGTATTTTGCTTCTTTTTGTACTACCTCTTTTATGTATTCGGATAATATTGTTGATTGTTTAAAGTTCTCAATACTACCATTTACAAAACTTGCAGTATTGCTATGAGGGTAACGAGCTTTTTTTATATCATCTATTCTTTTTCTTAATGAAATAACTTCTTGTTTTTTTTGAACTAAAAATCCGTAATCAGTAATACCGGAAGAGATAGGAAATAAAGAAAAAATAGCACCAATAAAAAAAGTTGCTACTGCAAAAGCAATAAGTTCTTCATCTTTACGTTTGAAGTACGCAAAAACAAAAATTGAAACTAATAAAACAGTTATTATTAAAATAAACATGATAAAACCTCTTTAAATTTTTATTTTATCCGTCCCCTAGCTCGACTTGCACGGGCTGCATGCTTTACCATGTGAGGGGAGGGATTATGAGCCGCAAGCGGAATCGAACCGCCACACTAAAAAATAGTTTCAACCACGATACGGCTTGTTGCCGGTCTTTTCCCGGCCGTCACTGCCCTCTTTTTGGATCCTACAGGAATTGGTTAATTAGACCAATTAGTCAGCGCCTGCGTTCTTCACTGCTTCGGGAATCGAACCCAAGACATGGAAGCTATCCATTATATCTACCATTGATACTAAGCAGTGTATTTTGTCAAAGGGGGCTTGCGCTCCCCCCTTGACTGTAAATCATACTAAAAGATACTCCAACATTTATATTTATCACATGATACTTGAATTGAAGCAGTTTCTTTATGTTGTATGAAAAAAATATTTGGTGTTGTGATAATTTCACCACATACGCTACACTTTAAACCTATTTCCTGAGCTTCAAAAGTTCCTATAATAAAATATTTTGTTTCTTCTGTTGTTTTCATTTTGTTTCTCCCTTACTTGTTATACTATAGACATTAACAATTGTTTCTAGTTTTGTCAACTACTTTTTTGTAAAATAATAAAAAAAATGCAAAAAAAGACCCCTCAATAAAGAGGGGCCAAAGAATGTAAGCTACAATAGGGGAATTCATGAAGTTGAACTATCCTTTATTCTTATATACGTCTGTAAATATAAGCGCTGTAATTGCTCCTAGTATTCCTAGGACATATGCATCAGATAAATATTGAGGATCAACATATTTCTTGTATAATACTAAAAACATGTAAAATGTCAAGCCTGTCAATATAATTCTTAACTTGTTAAGCTTTCCGTTTTTAACTATCCATGATGGGCCTATTTCCCAAAGTACTTTTGTAATAAATTTTCCAATTCTTTTAATAATATTTGCCATAATGGTTGCCGTCCTTCAATCTGTTTAGTTGCCAATTCTTGTGGTGTCCCATCTACTATTTTATATGTGTGTAATTCTTTATTTTTCATTGTAAAATCAATAATATTCTTATTATTAGTCTGAAACTTAAGCCCTTTCTTTTTAAGGTTGTTAACTATACGTTTAAAATCAAAGTCTTTACCCGGACATCCTTTTGTCCCATTAGAAAACTTTTGATAATTGTAGTCGTGTGTCGTTATTCGTTCCAAGTTTGGGCAAAGTTCCATTATCTCTTCAATTCTACACATAAGGCTTTTATATTGCGTCTCGGTAAATGGGCCGGTCAAATGAATAATTTCTATTCCTACCGTCTCTAAATCATGCAGCCAGCTGCTTGAATGAAACACCGGAATGTCAAGCGGCCAACAATTAACAACCAGTCCGGCTTTTTCGATACAATCATGGAAAAGCCCAACGCCCCTTTTGTAATTACTCCGGCATTTATTTGTCTTTGACAATATCCATCTTTTTAAGCCGTTCCAGGTTCCGCCCCCTTCTGTATGATGCAAGGTTATTTCTTTTATCTCTGTTAAAGATCGTGGCGCCAATAAGTTTTTTCTTTTTTTTGACCACATAGGGTAGAAATAATCATAAACTTCGTAATCTATTCTAGTCATTATTTACTCCTTATCCGTTACACTCTCCATATATACGAATTTTCCTTTCTATCTTGTTTGTGTATTTATCCATTCTTTTTCTAAAATCAAAAATCTTTTGCTTATTGCTAGATTTATTATTAAAAACAATATCGTAAGTATCTTCAAACAATTCATTCCAGTCAATATTATCTTCTACTATACTTGCAAGATCACCAACAACACTTTTATATTTTGCAAGTTCACTGACTCTTTTATTTGTAATGGCCCTAAAAGTATCGTGTATGTTTTCTTTTATTTCTTCTTTTCTTGTTAATAAATTATTATTTGTTAAAATCTCTCTCAAGACTTCAACTTTGTCTTCCGTGTGCGCTCTGCATTTATCTCTAAACATATCAATGGTTTGTTCAGTGTTCAAGTAGACATTTTTTTCTTTGACGTCTTCGTGGATTTTTCTGTTTTGTTCAGACATCATATGAAGCGTGTCGCCCAACGCGTGAAAATTTGTATTTACCGATTCTGCTAAAACATGATTGGATTTTGCGTGCTTGTCCATTATCTTAAGAACAAAAATCAACACCCCTAGTAATATTATTTTAAATGCGTCGTCAAATCCTACTTTGTCTATTAAACTACTTATTGAATCAAACATTTTTACCGTCCTCGTTATAGTAAACCTTCATTTTCTAACTCTCGTATTGCTATTTCTCTCATCCTTTTTTTTATTATTTTTTCTTTTTGTTGTGCTTTTTCTTTTATTTTTTTTTCGTTTTCAAAATCTATTTTTCTTTTTTCTAACTTTTTTTTATATTCAACCGACGGCTCAATCATAGTTTTAACTTTTATTTGACCATAATCCTTTATTTTAAAAGTGCCTAAATCTGTTTTTTCGATATATTCTTTTATTAACTTTTTCATTGTTTACCTCTTTGCATATATCAATACTGTTGTTCCAGTGTCAAAAGAGTCTGGCCCAGTAGAAATTTTTATACTTGTTATTGTCGTTGTTGCGTCTGAAAATGTTCCGAATTTTTCACTTATAGAAAAGGCGCTTGAAGTGTCGGCCTGATTTAAAGAATTAGAAAAATAAAGTCTTTCCGCCCCTGTTTTTGCATATAAAACCATTTCAGAAAAAGTCACACATGACGTCAACGTTTCAGTTCTTAACATTATAAAATGATTACTTGCGGTTGTTGCTGCAGGTGTTGCCGTACCACCATTTACAACGACCTCTTGATATCCATAAGCACCGCTTGAAACTCCATTAAATGAAACAATATAGGCGTGGTTTCCTCCATACAACGAGGCATGATAAGTATAAATAAAAATTCTATACACCTCGTCTGTATCACCATCAAGCCCGGTTATTTCAATTGATCCCGTTGCTGAATCTAAAGAATATTGAGAAACGAGAACCCAGCTATTTGTCATACTGCTAAAGTCTAAATTATTACAATAAACATTATTCCATCTAAAATCTGAATTACCCAAGTCAAAAGTTTCTAATGACGACAAACTTAAACTTACACCGCTACGTGGAAAAAGGTCTTCACTTGCCGTGAAAGTAAAGTTTTCGTTCATCTGTTCGGCTGTTATGGTTTTGTATTTTTCAAAAATATTAAACATATCTAAGCCTTTTTAAATAGAATCACATGCAAAGAAGTGAATGTGTTTGAAAATATTCCAAGCTTTATGCTTGTTATTGTTGTTGTCGCGTCCGCCCAACACTGGAACAATGAAGTAAATCCATTCCCGACACTATCACCGCTCGCGCTACCGTATTGAGTAAACAAAGTTCTTTCCGCCCCTGTTTTTGCATATATAATAGATTTTGAAAAACCGACAACTGTTGTAGTCAGTCCAGAGCTTTGAACACCAAGAAAATCAAATACAGATCTATTAGCCTGTGCTGTTCCGGAAGCACTTCCGCCTATAACTTTTAAATTCTGCAACCCTTTATTACTTGTGGAGTCTCCATTAAAAGTCATAACATGAGTATGTGCTGGGTCATCTGTAGCATAAGCATATAGTAAATACATTTCATCTGTATCACCGTTAAGTCCTGTAATTTCCAAGTCGGAAACATTTTCGACCGTTTCTTCGTGAACTTTTACCCATAAATTACCATTTGCTGTACCGTCAAAATCAATATTATTACAATAAAGCGTATTCCATCTATAAGAATCACTACCTAAATCGTAAACACCGTCTGTAGAACTTAAAGATTGGCCGCCCATTGGTAGCCGTGACCCTTGCGCAATATGATAAAAATTGTCGTTTACGTCTGAGGCGTCAGCCGTTGTACTGTTTATCAATATAAAATACATTTATTCCACACTCCTTGACGTAACATTAGTAGTAAAGTTATCTAAATTATGCGATACTTTCAACAATCGAACGTTTTCATTATTTAAGTCTATATTATAACCAAGTCTTTCACCCCAAACGGCGTGCCCCCAAAGAAAAGCGCCCCACAACGCATCACCAAAATATCGTTGTTTCTTATATGTCACCGTGCATCTATCTTGCACCATTATATGAGGTATAAATTTTGCCTTTATTTTTATTTCATTTTTAGGCCTTACAAATTCATCGTAAAGAGTTTCACCGATAGTTTGCGCCGTTGTGGACTCTAAAAACGTATTTTCGTATTTAAGCTCTTTAACTCCATAAAGAAAGGAACTTGAAGAGTCACCCCATTGCCACGTCTCATTTCTTATATAATAACTTGTCGTCGTATCATCTTTATTAAATTTAATCTTAATCCTGTTATAGACCTTTCTAATATTTTCATCAACGGTTATTCCGTCTTTTAATATGTTGTGGCCCCAAGACTTGTCGTCGTCACCAATGCCAGAAAAGTGAAAATCTGCAGTTGTTGTTATGTCAGATTTAGGCTTAAAATAAAAATCCCCTGATCTATCTATGTACACAACGGCATTTTCAGCATTTGCAAGATTTTGCATTAACTGCCATACACTTTTACTTTGTAAAGTAGTTCCTGTTGATATATCATAATATGTCGATCCGGCGGTCATATACCATCCGCCGGACGTAATAAACTTTTGAAAATAAAAAGTTGACCCTGCGTCTTGAAAGTCTCTTATTTTTGTAAGAATTTCAATTGCTGTTTGAGAGCTATTTAAGCTCGGTATCTGATCAGATGGAAAGTCTTCAAAAACAGACGTCAAACTTTTAGCTTTTAATGACAATTCTGGATTAGACTTATATATCATATCCCAGTCGAGAACACCGACAAACAAGCTCGCGTTGGTCGGGAATTCATTCCCGTCTTTATCCTCGTAACCACCTTCAAACTTAATCAAAGTCTTTGCTCTTGTTAACTTCTGATAAAAAAAGCTTTTATCGTCTGTTTCTGGGCCATAGTCACCGTCGTAATTGGTAAGCTTAAAGCCGACTGACTCAATCTTGTAAAAGTCCGGTTTAATGTCGTCAATACTATAAGAGATAGAACCGTAATTAATAACGTCTCTATCCGGTATCAATTGCCAGTCTGTTTCATACTCTCCGTTAAGCTCTCGACGCTTCATGTAAAGACGCCTAAAAGCCTTGTGGTTATTCTTTTTTATTTCAGCTTGTAAACTCATTAACTTGGAGTCTCCTTAACTGTAAACTGTCCCTTGTACCCATTGCCCTTGTAATTGTCTGCATATGTTTCGAATGAATAACCGCCGATCCAGTTAACTTCATATATTTTACTATTCCATGATGTCCCGGTTGGCTCTGGTGTAATAACAAAAACGTCCTCTAGGTCAAACAAGCTTCTAATGTTCGCCTCTTCTGCTACTGATACATAATTCAATTTATATTGAGATTCGAATTTGTCATCAATTATATAATTAGTAACTCCACCGTCCGACAACGTATGCGTATACTGAAGGCGGTTTAATTTAGGCTTAAAGTCTTTAGCAGCTGGATTTCGTTCCATTTCAAAGTATTGACCATTGATCCACAGTTCGCCTATTTTCTTTTCTTCGTTTGCTATCATTGTTGTTGTAGCTTCGATTGTTAAAGAAGTAATAGTCTTAGTGGCCGCAAGCAGCAAATAAAGACTTGCTTCACTATTTGACGACCAGTCGGTTGTGCCTGTCAATGCGCTTGTTATAGAGAACAGATTTGTTGTTGTTGCATTATAGTAAATTTTAAACCCTTTAAAGTTTATGTTTTGTAATATTATCCGGTCTATTTCTTCAACGCTTGACGGTGTAAACGTTATAGTCGTTGTCGTAAGGTCGCTATTGTCACCAGCACTTGAATATACTTTAGTTTGCTTTTTATCAAACAAAAATTGTACCGATGTTGTACCAGTTGTAACCGAGTATAAAGTTGTTGTATTTGCTAAATTTTGTTCTAGAAATTCGATATTCATTCTTTTATACTCTCCGCAAATAATGAATTATTGTCTTGATATCTTCTGTATAATGCTTCGTCAATCTTTTTCGCTGCCTCGTCTGGGTAGTCATCACCGGCAAACATACAACCATAAAAATTAAAAGTGTTTCCTTGATTACCTAAAGCACTTTGAAGCTTGTCAATGCTTTCTTCGTCCTCAAGCGGCACAACTGCCTCGCTTTTTCCGTTCTCTGCTAAGTTTACAAATTGACCAGCGCTTGACCCTGTAAAGACACCACCTTTTTCAGCCTTAGTAAATTTTGTTTTACGAATCATATTAACACGCTGTAAACCGACAGCAATAGCCGATGCAGCCGCCGCAGCTCCTAAAGCAGGCCCAACTATAGGAATACCGGCAAGTGCTGCATAGCCTGCATTAGCTGCCTTATAAGTATCTATAATTGCTTGTTGTATAGAAAAAGCTTTCCATACTGCGAATTGCGCTTTACTTGATTTATCTAAATTAGAAAGCATAAAAGAAGTATATGATTGATGCATTCCGGCTTTTACGCCTAAATCTTTACGCATGAAATTTTGAACTTGTTTATCTAAAGCCGTTATATAATCGGCCTCTTCTTTTTTCTTGAGTTTTTTATTTTCCGTTTCTGCGTTTTGTCGCTGTATTTCTTTTTGATGGAGTAGGCCTTTTCTGGCGTCGGCCTCTTCGTCAATTTCTGCTTGTTCCTCACTGGCGGTTTTCCATAAATTCGTTGCGTCTCTTGTTCTTTGTTCTCTTTTTTTATGTAAGTCTTTTTCTTGTTTTTCTAGCTTTGCCATTTCCGAGGTATATTTATTCGCCCCTTTGTTAAAAGCGTCTAAATCATTGAGAAGAGACGAATTCCCTTTTTTATGTTCAGCAATAGCCTCTTTAAAAACTTTGCTCATATTTCCACGATGTTTAGTGTAAGAAGAAAGCAGCCTCGCTGACATTGTCGTGTTTTTTTCGTTAAATGATAAAAACTTTTTTATTTGAACAGTTCCCATTTGAAGTTCGCCGATAAAACCTGCTAAAATAAAACCAACTGAACTAATAACTTTTCCAATTAACGCGAAAGCCTTTGACAACAAACCTCCGTCTTTTGCCGACATCCCGAGTGCCTCCGACAAAGCTCTAAGCCCGGGCGTAGCTTCATCGCCCATTGTTTCAACTAAGTCACCAAAAAGGTTACCAAGTTGCTTTAAAGCGCCACCCAAAGTTTCGGTTGCAGCCCGTGCCGACCCGCCCATTTGTTTTTCAAGCTCACCCAAAATAATATTTTGAGCGCTTGCAACGTCTCCGGTTTTCATGAAGTTTTTAATTTGTTCTTTTTGCGTCTCTGAAAGCTGTATGCCTACTCTTTGAAGCGCTGTAACACCTTGTATCGGATCATTTAAAGCCTTACCGAGTTGTATAGCGCTTGACTTCATGTCTTGGCCCATAGCCGTAGACATGTTAAGCATTGCTTCGGTGGCATTTGGGAAAACGTCTTTACCTATATTAGTAAAAGTAAGAAGTAAATTTTGACCCTCTAAAATGGCCTCGTCTCCGAAAGTAGTAACCTCTTGAAGACTTGACGCCATGTTCTTTATTTCTTTAGAAGTAAGACCGGCCGCGTGTCCTGTTGACTTAAGTCTTTGTTCAAGTTGTTTCTCTGCGGCCTGTTGTCTTTCGGTTACGGCAACAAGCTTTTTAAAGCCTAAAGTTAAAGCCCCGACCGACAACGCAGTTTTCATAAAACTAGACTTTGTCTTTTTGGTCTGCTTTTCTAGTTTATCCATCTTTTTGATGGCTTTGTCAACTTCGGCTTTTACTATCAGTCGTATTTCTTCTTTTGTTGCCATTTCTTAGCTCTCAATTTTTTATTTGCATAATACTTTTTAATGTGATCAACCTTTAAAGGGTCAATACCATTTATTGCTAATTTAAACATATCTTCGGTTATCTGTTCACCGTAAAGCATGTCTAAGAAATTTTGTAATTCATCAATTGTAAAATTTAAGAGCTTTTTTTCATCAAAATTAAAGTACCTATTAAATATATAAGTTACTTCGGTGTTGCTTAGTTTCCCCCTTCCCTATCCTCCATTCGAATAGCCTCGACTAGATTTCTATAACCGTCTCTAAATTCTTGAGGGGTAATATTGTTTTTAAGACGCCACTTAAAAAGAAAAGGCTTAAAGCCGAACCAACGTCTTTTTAGAAAATGCCAAATAGTATTTGCCATTAAAATATGGACGTATCGTTCAAATCTTTTAGAGATTTCTGCTTCAATCTCTGACTCTGTCGCATCTGGCATACTGCCATGAACGGCCAAAGATATAGTTTTAATAAAATTTGCCTCCATAGATTCAAACTGTAAAACACGTCCCCACGATATTTTTACTTTGTATTTTTTACCGCCTATTAAAATTGTCTTCATGAACTCACCTCTTTGTTTATTCGTAATTTGCTGTAGCGTTTCTTATGTTTATACTTAAATCTTTACCTTCTGATTGATTAAAAAGTGCAGAAAGATCGACTTCGTGTGTTAATACGTCTGGCCCTCCGACTTCTGGTGAATTTGAATTATAGTAAGCCTCTGGAACGTCTATAACCATTGAATAAGTCGAACCACCTGCGGTTATAGTCTGTTCAGCATCACATATAATTTTAATTGCTGTTAATGTGTTTTGAATAAATCTATCATAAGACGTCAACGTGTCGAATCTTTGCATTAATTTAAGTGTTACGTCTCTGTTTTGCGGTGGTAACACTGTGATATTTCTAGACCCTAAAGACCTTTGATCGCCGTTTAGATTATTAGAAATTGCAAGCTCAAAGCCTGTGAAGTATTCAGTCGAAACATTACCGATCGAATCACCTGTTTGTATTTCAATTCCACTAAAGTTCAATGGTAATATATTTGCAAAGCTTGCTGCCGGACTTGTTGCAGTTGTCGAAGAACCTTGAAAAATCATATCCGCACTAACAACAACCGGCGCGCCTATCTCACCTTTAATTGTTATATTGTTAACACGACCACCATAAAAATTAAAAACATTTAAACTCGAAGAACTTGCACCACGTCGAACAGAAACAGACAAGCTTTTCACATCACTTGCGGTTGCCGTTGCTGCGTTGTTTTCCATATCACCAGCATAAATAGTATGATTATAAGCGCCTGCCGTTATAGTTGCACTTGAAACAGTGCCACCCATTGCTTGCTTAAGTAAAATAACGTTGCCATCTTCTGCAACATTAAAAGGGAATTCGAGTGACCCTTCAACGGTATAGCCTCCAGTTAGTCGTTTCGTTCTACCTCTTTGAGAATTTATTGCATCTATTGGTATTTCGTCTCTATTATTTTTTAGGCTTTCTGTGTTGAACTCAATAAATGAAGTCCCCGTCACAAAAGTTCCGTAGGTTGTTTCTTCTGATATTAAAAGACCTGAGGCCCAGCCCAAAAAAGGATTTGCGTTTCCTGCTGCCATTTTATTCCTCCGCTAATTGTTTTTTAGTTTCTTTTACTACTTCAAAAAGTTTGCCTCTTGTTTTCAATATAGAATTCGCGACGGACTCATCAACCTTGATAATTTCGCCTTTTTTTACCATTTTACCACCAGAAAAAAACTTTAATTTTGGGAACCATAAATCAAAGCTACCTGTATATTTTAATTGAACCATCCCATAACCTCCGTTGGCATGTGAGTAATAGAAACCTGCGCAACATTCAACGTATCAAGCGCCTTTTGTAAAGCCTGTGCGCCGTCTTGCGGTGTTAAAACAACGGTTTCTTTTAGTTTTTCAAATACAACTTTTCTATCAAAATCATTTAACTTTCTTTTCGTTGAATCTTGTAATTTCTTTTTTAAGTTTGCTCTTTGCATTTCTAGAATGCCACAATCAGAACAATTATATATTTTTATATTATTATATTGCTGTGCTATGCTTTTATTAAAGTCTGATAACCAACGAGACGAAAATAAAAGATTGCTAGACGTGTTGACCATTCGACCGGCCATGTCTATTACGTCGGCGTGTTTCATCCAATATCGTTTGTCACTATCATTAAAGGCGTAATAGTTATCATCTGACCCCCAGCAATAATCATACCCTAATAAATAATACTCATCATATCCGAGTATTTGAGCACTGAAAACAACAACCGTGTTTCCAACATTGCTTGACGCTGGAATCATTTCCATACAACCAGAAAGTTTGCTGTAAATTTTTTCAGTTTCGATATTGTCTTTATTTACATAAAAAACAACATTACCCTTCCAGTTATATGTCCAATCTGGGTTACTTGTTACATTCGCAAGTAGTGTGATGTCTTCGGTTTGATCGACATAGGGCTCTAGCCACTTGTCATAGTCAATCCCTGCGTCTGCTAAAAATACATACTTCGGCTTAATCCCATTCTTTAAAAGATCACCCATACATTTATCAACGCACGCAATGTCTGTGTTCTCGTTAATATTATCTTTAATTACTTGGATGTTCTTTTCAAAAGACGGCGCGAACGCTATACATAATAAATTTTTGCCTAGACCTTTGAACAATAAATCTTTGTGGCCCGTTCCTAACTTCTTATACAAATCACCGTTTCTTTTGGCGTTCGCTTCCCATATTTCCCGCCATTGACTGAAAGCATTTTCACTTTGTTTTAGTACTTCATCTTTGCTTAACATTCTTAATTCTCCTTTTAGCTTGTTAGCAGCTCGACTTCTAACTCTATTCGAGCCACATTATTTATATAGTTTTCCTGTGGCCGTTCGCTATAATCTGTATTTATAATTAGCGATTTTGTGACAGCCGTTTGAGACAATCTTATATTGTTTCTTAGTATATTCTCAATATTACTAATTAACTGTATACATTCATATTGTGAATTTTCCGTTGTTTCAATATCCTCCGTTTTGGTTCCCATTCCGCAATGGGTAATACCTACTATATCAAAACCGGTTGTTATCTCTCTTTTTGCCGATTTCCCTAACTCTGCAAACTCTTCGCCGTGAGTCCTTATTTCAACAAACACAACCGGATATTGATTGACCATAACTGGTTGTCTCTCGTACATTCCTTCAAGTCCTTTATATACACGGGTAACACGTTTTGTCAAGCCATTTGATAAATCATTTGTTGCGGTTGTAGTGTTGTTTTTCTCAAGTATATTTGCAGTCGATTTTAAATGTGCTACTAAATCCATTTTACGCCTTCCCTGTTACTAAAAATCTAGAGTATCTTTTTGCCATTCTACGCCTTGTTTTATTGTCTATCCACATAAAACGTCTTTTTGGTACGCCTTTACCGTCATGGTGGTAATGAGCATACTTAACTTTATTAAACAAAAGAACATGTCGTTTTTTCCCTTTAAAATTTGTGGCGCCTCTCATGCGTCCAGAGTCTTGTAATATCTTTGCGCCACCGCCTCTTTTCCGTCTCTGTCTTATTGTCGATTTTTTCAAAGACTGCCATTTTCCGCGTGGCCCCTCTTCTTTTCTAAAGTGATCATCAATATGTTTAAAACCAATAGCGCCGATAGTATCCATAACCGGCTTAGCATTTCTTAAGTTTGCGCGTACTCTCATAAATCGCTTATTAACTTTATCTATGCCTTTTAATTGGATTTTCAATTTTTATTGTCCTCTATATCAGAAAGCTTGTCATTGCTAACTTTCCAATTTAAAACGTCGCCTTCGTCAAACGTTGGCGAAAAATTGTCTGTTGTTCCTTGAATAATACCGATAGTACTTGTCTCGTTTGTATCAATCAAATTGCCGTCTTTGTCCGTGAGATTGAGCTCGCCTTTTGACAGGTCTTTAAGCGTTTCTATTGCGTCTTCATATTTCTCGACCCATTCATTTACATTCTGATTATCATTAGAAAATTCAGACCTCATTAAATAATAAGTTGAAATATCCTCACTTAAAAGCTCAATCAAAGGAGGCACACTGCCAATTGTGCAAAAATTAGACACGTCATATCTACTCGCGATATAGCCATTTATTAAAGCGTCCGCGCGTTTAATGTGCCTATCTATAGTATTGACTGTTGACGTCCACCCATTTGAAGTAGACGTCTGAGGCGCCAACGGTAATATGTTTAATATATTTTTATACCGTGAGTATGACATTATTTTTTACCTTTTTCTTTTTCTTTAGCTTTTTTTGCCCTGTATTCTTTTAGTCCTTTGTCAACAATTGCTTTTCCGTTTTTTTCTATTCCAACTAACGAACCTTTAACAACACCGTTTTTATAGGTTGTATTCTTTGTCACTTTTATCTTGCCGTCTGGGTATCGAATTTCTTCGTAATCAACAGCTTTTATATTTTTAGGTAAGAACTGATCTTTTACAACTTTTTGTAATTTTTTTGCGTTCTCTATTCCCTCTTTGTTTTCTGCTAACACTTTGTTTTCTTCTGGCATTTAATTTCTCCTTTTTTTAATTAAAGGGGCGTTTCAAGCCCCTTATATTATGCTGTTGTTACAGCTTTAAATAAATATGCACAACCAGTCGCAACTGCTTTGTGTTGATACTTAGTTTGTACCTCAATAGCTTTAGCTTCTAGAGACTCGTCACGATAAGTTTTCACTCTAAAAGGATTACCACGCTTAGTGCTTCTAAAAGTAGTTGCACAAGTAACTTTTCTTAAACCTTGGCTTGGATTTACATAACCTAGTAGAAAATCGTCTCCCCATATAAAATTGTTACTTTCTGCTTCACCCTTTTTATTGCTGTTATAGTGAGATGTTCCTACAACTAATTCGTCAATATCAAATAAAGATGCAAGAATTCCTTCTGTAATTAAAGCACGTTCAACATACTGAATACGAGAGTAAACATTATTGTTTTCTTTTAATGCTTCGAGAACTTCCCAACCACACACGGCTTTATTTGGTCTCATACCACTAGCCTTTAAAATTGCACCTGTTGCACTAAGTACATTTTGAATAGGTGCGCTTGTAGTAGTATTATAAGTCCATGAAGTAGCCGTTGCAATAGTTGCGTTATTACTCCACGTAGTAGTTGTGAAAAGTAGTTTTTGTGCGTCGTACTCTTGTCGTAAAAGAATAGAATCCGTTAAGTCTTCTGTTGTGTCTATTTCTAAATTTAAAGGCTTTTCAACATTGTCTAAATCTTCGTCGTAAACATGACCCTTAAGAGCATGACCAACTAGATTATAGCTAGATGTAGAAGCGCTCCAATCTTTCATTGACGCTCTAGAACCTACTCTACGTTCTGAATCTGGAATTTTAAAATCTGACACATACACCCAGTATTTGTCACTATCTTTCATTACTGGCGTTTCTTTTAAGAATCGACCTGCAACGAAGTCTGCATTTTTGTATTTTACTGATACAGTTGTTAGGGCTTTATCTAGCCTCATTGAACCTTCCATTAGTTACCTCCTTAAGCTCCTATTAGATTTCTATCGTAAAGTTGTGGATTAAGGAAAATACTAATTACAGTACCCGTAGATCCATCTTCCATTGCTCTACCCAAAATAACATTTTGCGCTGTTACTGACATTGTAGCAGCCGTTACACTTAAGCCATTAGCCACTGGTTGAGCAAAGCCAGCCGCTGTAGTTGTAATTGCACCGTCGTAAGCCCGTAAGAACTCACCAGCTGTTACAGAAGCAGCAACTTTAACTTTAGCAATTCCGAACATTCTTACCGATCCGATTAAAGAACCTGCGCTTTGATATGTTTGTAATACGCCTATAGCATACCTTGAAGCCGCAGTCGGAACGCCACCTGTTCCAGTTGCACACGCTTGTTGAACTGTCAAATCTGCATTCGCAGAAGTTCCAGCAACCATAGATACAATTTTATATTGACTTGTAGTTGTTTTAAGATTATCATCTAGTTTAAATGTTTTGTCTAATGCAAAACCATCACCTGAAATAGCCATTATTCGCCTCCTTCGCTGTCGACAATTACGATAGCTTCACGATAACTTACTTCGTGTTTCTTCATGTACTCTTTAGCTTTTTTGTCTAAATCGTCTCTATCGCTCTTGTCGTCTTTTTTAGAATATGTTTTATTCTCTGTCTTAACATGCTTAGAACCTTCGTCGTCGATTTCTGGTGCTTCCACATTGTTATCGATAATACTTTCAATTAGTTCTTTTTTTGAATATTTCTTTTTGTCTTCCAATGTATATTTTTTTTCTTCTGTTTCTTCGTCCATTAAAAGATTAAAATAAGATTCTCTTTGTGATGGAAGTATTTTTTTCTCTTCGATCTTTTTATCAAGATACGAATCTACTTCCGCTTTTCGTTGAGAAAATTTAGCCTCTTTTAAGGCCTCTCTTGCTTCTAAAAGCTCTTTATCTTTAGAGTCAAGTTTACCTTCAAGTTCTTTGTTGTGATTTTTAATTTCATCAAATTTTTGTTTGATCTCGTCTTTGTTTTCGAGTTCAATATTTACTTTAACATCTTTTACTGTATCAGTCATGATGTCATCCTCCGTTTTATTATTGTCTTTCTCATTATTGCCATTGTTTTCAATATCTGTACATAATACCACTTTCTCAAAATTATTTGTTTCATATAAATTTATAAAATCGTCCATAGTGCCGACCGCTGGTGTATCTGCTCCGAGTAGGGCAACCGCTTTCAAGGCCTTTTTAAAAACTCGACCGCCCTCTTTGAGATTCCAGTATATTTCAGAACTAAAACGTCCATAAGCTTTATTGTCGATAAGCTCCCCTATCTTTTTAGGTATATTTTTAATGTCTGCAAATAACCTTTTCCCTTCCCTGTATACATTGGTTATCCATCCGGCCGAAGGATAGCCGTCTTTTTGTAATAATTTTTGACCTTCATCATGGCCCAACTTAAGATATGGCTTTAAAATCAAACCTATTTCTTTATGTGCCTTTACTATTTCGTCAAGGTCTTCGATTGTGTATTCGTCACCGTTCCACTTTCCGGCTCTGAATATTTCTACTTTATTTTTGTCTACTGTTGCCATGTCAAAGTCTCCTTGAATATATCTTTTAATCTCAAACTGTATTTTTGGAAACTGCTCTTTAATTTCGTTCGGATATGAATTGACAACGCAATTCTCACAAACGTTTCTATCTGGATACAAAGCCGGTAATGCGCAATTACATATTTGCATTTATCCCCCGATCTGCTTGCTTGGTTCAAAACTAAATTCTAAACACGGTAACACCTTACCGTCTGTAAATGTAACAACTGGTTGTCCGTAGTATATCCCTTTTAGACTAAGCGTTGTTGTTGTGCCAAAAGTATAACTCAAAGAGCCAGTCGACGCATTTTCAACGGTTGTGGCCCAATTAATTTTTTGACCGTCTGGTCTAATTATATTTGTTGTTACTGAACTATAACCGGTCAAGTCAACTTCTGTTTCAAAATAAAACTTTAATTTTGATTGTCCCGTGTAAATCATCGCCAACCCCTAGTATAAAATGTTTTTTCTGTCTCTGCTCTTGTATAAAAAGTCTTTTCTGTTTCAGCTCTGCAATAAAAGTAAACCTTTTCCGTAACGCCTTCGTTACCAACAACGGATATTTGGTCAACAAAAGTTCCAAGCTCTTGAATCAAATAAGCAGCCGACCCTTTATTAACAGTATCTAAATTAACACCAGAATCAAGAATTTTCAACAAAGCTTTTACATTTATATTAGTTATTCCCGATCCAGTGTCTGAAATTTTCATAATTGCTTTCTCTTCATCACTATCAGCACCGGTTCCACTATCCGAAACGCTTAAAATGGCCCTAATAGATATTGAGTCAACACCGATTCCGCTATCCTGTAATGTCTTATATACAACACCGCCTTTCGTAAATGTGCCACTATCCGCGCCGCTTCCATCATCCGACAAAAATAAATTAGCTATAATTGCTAAATCATCCGATCCCAAGCCGGTATCTTGAATATTTAAAAAAGCTTTAAGCTCGTTTATAACATCTGACCCAACACCAGAATCTTGAACAGTAAAAACATTTTTAACAAATATAGTTGTCTCTGTTCCTGTCATTACATCAGAAATACTGATTGCCGTTACACTAGAAGCACCTGCACTTACATAGTTATGATAAACATAATTTTTCCCGTAGAACCAATTATCCGTCACAGAAGTTCCACTTGATAATAAATATTTATTTTTGCCATAACTCCACATTATGAGATTTCCACCTCTGGATCAATATATAAATTACCTAAAGCCGAATACTTACTAACATACATTGTAAGTCTTACCGTGCTTGTCGCTGCAGGTGCAACACTTGCAACACTCAAAGAATCCCAGTCGTCGGCGTCTGCAGCCTGTGCAATGACCGTCTCTGTTGAATATTTCTTTGTTCTATTATATGTCGTTGTTGTATCAAACGCGTTTATATATTCAGCCTCTAACCATATGTCTTCTGTTGCCGTCGATGCGTTTACCGTTGTACTTAAATTGTTATATATATAATACTTATACGTCCTTGATGTCGTATCATTTATAAATTCATGTTCAAATATTTTTACAGCCTGACCAAATCCAAACTCAAAGTTGTTAGAATTTAGAGTCAACTTTATAACATCATCACTTAATTTTTTATTAGGCGTTTCTCCACTTACTGCAACTTTTTCTTGACTACCACCGGGGAAAAAACAAACATTTTCACCGAGTACTTTACCATAGTTTTCAATAGTTACCTCTGAAAGCCAGCTTTTACCGTCACCAGCTGAAATTTGAACTTCTCCGTTTGTACCGCCTAAATTTACGTCTTTACCTTTAATTGACGCGAACGCTTCCATGTTAATGTCATCGTCTCCGTTGGCCTGCTCAACTCCAATGTTCAAGTCTTCAAAATAATGAAGACCGGGAACATTAAAACCATAATCTCCACAATTATAAATAGCACAACATTGTATATGAATACTTGCGCTATCTCCGAAAATACCACTTATTCCTTGCTGTGCCGATCCTGAGCCACTCCCCTCTAGTGTACAAAACTTTAATTTACAAAAAGTTCTTTGTCTAACTCCAAAAATAGGATCATTTTGTGTTGTTTGCTTAAATAAACAGTTTTGGAAAAAACTTCCCCAGCTTCTAGCACTTTTAACGATTCCCTGATTATTTGTACTGTCTTTAAATTCAAAGTTTTTAAAATGTATATGGTCGTCGTCATCAACAGACAATTGAAAATCACCGTCATTAAAGTCAATAGTCGGCAACACGTCACTATCACTTGACCAACTTGTATCATCTAAAGTCATGAATAAGTCGTAATCTTCATCTTCTTGTATCTCTGCAACTGCATTAGAAGTCGTTGTCCCTGCATAGTTTCGATCAATAGTCAAAGAGGCTGTTGTGTTTATTTGAGTAATAAAATAAAACTCTCCGTCTGGTGCTTCTATTTGTCTACTTTGATGTTCAAGTCTTGACATGTCGTTATCATCTACAACAACCGTCGAACTTCCCTTTGTCCAGTCTGAGCTTGATATTGTATGCACTGCCCTTGGAACACCCAAAACAACAATGGGACTTGCCGCAGTACCATCGTATATTGGCTCTATACTGCTTGTATATGTCTCTGTTTCGTTTCTACGTCTCCACACATAATCACCAGCCGACAAAGCACCACTTTCTACTGCGTATTCTACATTCGGCCATGATGCGCTTATCGTATCACCTGCGTTTGTTGTTGTTCCTGCATTACTTACAAAATAATCAGCCATTTAAAAACTCCTATAAGGATACACGAAATTATCCCTATTATTAATATACTGGTTATTGCTTAAAGACGTATTACTGTTAACTAGAAAATACTTATCTAAAGCATTTATTATCCCTTGCCCATCTACTAACTCCTGTCCAAGCTCTGCTTCTATATTTGCAATTGCTTTGTTTCTCACTGCAATTCTACGACTTAAATAATCCGCCTCATTTGTAAATCGAAAAAGCTTCGTCACTATATCAGTTGTAGTAGACTCGTCATAAAAACGGGCCCACGCCCAAAACCCCGTTGGTCTTTCAAATGTATTTAATATTTGTGCTAAAACTGCCATTATACTACCCTTATGATAACGTTATTTGTAATGTCAATTCCCATTGTTGACCGCTTGTTTTCGTTCCTTGACTTGACGTCTTACGATTCAAGTTTAATGCTGTGTTAGTGTTACCGTTGGCAACTGTGAACTCTTCCCATGCAAAATTAGCTACATCAGTGTCAAAAGTAGCCTTCCAATATGCCGAAGTGCCAGAAACAACGGGGTAACCTGTATCCATGCCTACATATGCCGTGTTTGTTCCACTCAATCCGGTATCGGCTGCGGTTTCAGAAGTTACACCAGAACCAACGCCAAGATAACTACTTGCGGTATTATAAAGAGTACCAGCGGTTGCACCTGTGATTAAATTCCATAATTGCGTTATACCCTCTGTCAACATTACGTTATTTTCTATAGTATTTTTTTCAATAATTTCTTTTTGTTTGTTCTTTTTTGTTAAAGTCCAAACTGTTTTATATTTCAGTCCTTCTTTATAGATACCCATTTAAAGGCCTCCTGTTTTTTATTCTTCGTAAAATTCCATATCATAATGGAATTCATTATTACTTAAGCTTTGATCTTGTATTTTTAAGCAATACACTGTGTTTCTTTTTAATTCCCATTCTATCCGCTCTTCTTGCTCTCCACTGATTTTACTATTTCTTTCACCTGCCCATATAGCCGTTTCTTTTATTGATGTGCCACCACTAGAAGTAGCAGTTGAAGCACCAAAAAAAACAGTCTTCGGGGCATTGCTTCTATTTCTATTAAAATTATATACGGTTATTGAATTAGATAAAGCCGATGCAGTATCATATGTTGGGCTTTCAATTAAATCAACATAAATCTTTCCTTCTGACCCAACGTTTCCAGTTAAATGTGCAGACGTAGAGGCAACAACTATATAAAATTCTTTAATTTGTGTACTTGTCAATGTTGATCGTCCTGATACATCAAACATTTGCCCGTCATGAACTTTATAATGCAACTCACCTATTATTATTAATCTGTTTTCACTGTCTTTAGCATACCCACTCATTATGCAGCCCCCACAAATAAAAATCCGCCTGCCTTCATATTAGTGGCCGGCATCTTAGAGAATTCAAAATTTTCATCATCAAAAATTGGTACAATAATAGTCCTACAATTATAATGTAGTGGCGGATTATAATAGCTTAATTCAGACGGCGGAAATATTTTTTGATCAAGTGCTAAGCAAATTTCACTTGTTCGAGCGTCAAGAATAGCGCTTATTTGATATGCGACAATACCGTCGATAGTTTGAAATTTTTGTTTTCTAGATTCGTTATAAGCCTTTGATATATTAGTCCGCGCGATTGTTTCAAGTCTATTTGCATCTAAGGTTATATCGTAGCCCTTTAGAGCTTCATCAAGCATTTTAATTGTTTCTCGTACGCCGCTACCAGACTTGATAGCATCCATTAAGGTACCTTTGGTGATTTTAAGTATTTGTTCAGCTTCAACAGTTTCAACATAAATAGCGTTTTCTTGAAACCAGTCTATAACGTCTTGATCGTCAAGGCCGCTTGTCTCTTTAATTATAAAGTTCTTTTGTGTGCTTGCCGTCCCGTCTTTGTAAGAATCTTTAAGCATATCTTTAATAACTTTTAAAGCGTCGTTTCTGTATTTAAGTTCAAGTTTATTAACAAGATCAATACGCCCTTTAGTTATTATGTTTCGCCTTTTAATATCTGAAACTAAAGCGTTTATCATGCGACTATAAACATCTGACAGCTTTACTGTATACTCATCTTGCAAGCTATCCATATCACTTTCTATTTTAGCAAAATCAACTTTCTTTTCGTATTGCGTTAGTTCTCTGGAATATTTTTTATATTCTTTTGTATTCTTGTCTTCTTTTGCAACTTCTGGCTCTTTTTTCTTTTCTGGCTGCTTGTCGTCTTCTTTTTTGTCATCATCTTTTTTGTCGTCTTCATTGTTCGCGTTTTGACCGTCAACAATAGACTGTCTTTGCTCTTCTTTTTTCGCTTCTATTTCTTCGTATTCACTTTCTTCTATCTCTGGTGCATTGACATTATTAAGAAACCATGTAACTTGACTATAGTTAACTGGTACTTTGCCTGTCTTAACTGCTTCTAGCCATAGTTTTAGATCTTTTTCTTTTTGTGTGGTATCAGTTTTTACAAATTTAAATTCAGCACTATAATTGCTGCCAAAATTCCACATTGTAAGAGGCTTAATTATTTCCTTATTTACAAGACGTTCAAGATTTCTTGTTTCATGTTCTATGTTGTTATAAAATAATTGAAATTGTTCTTTTCCTAAAGCAAACGAACCACCGCCGGTTTCAGATCCACTAAAGCCCATTAAGTCAGGAATAAGCATTTTTCGGGCTATCATTGTGTTATATTTATCAATTGCTTTTTCGTAGCTGTCTTGACCGCCTTTCGCTTCTAAAAACTCAACAGTTACGTCCTCTGGCATTGTACACGCGCTCTTTGCTTGCAAGTTCTTAAGAGATCGTAGAAAGTTTGATTTCTGGCTTTCTAAATTTTGTGGATACTTACCAATAACCGTAGGCATACCGAATCGTTCAAGGTACATATTCCAGAATTTAATTATTGCATTCTTCGACCACCACGCACGATATACACCGCGATTCAATTCACTTTTCCCGTAAGCGTTATCAAATTCTTTTTGATATGGGTAATGTATAAACTTTTCCGGATTAAGTGGTAAGTCTTGTCCTTTGTAATCCTGAATGACTGTTTCTACATCGCCTTTGTCGTTTTGGTGAAATTCGAATGTGTGTGGGGCTCTCGTCTTTAGTGTTTTTAATATGATTTTTTTGCCAAATTCTGGAATGTCTTTAAACGTAAAGACTTTTTCTGTTAAAGAAAACCCATAATCAAGACAAGACAAAATATTAAGCAATTTCTTTTCGAACATTTCATCAAGATAATAATTTAGATTCATTTCTAAAAATGCTTTTACTTCTTCATCTTCAGACTCTATTGTCCATTTACCATTTATAATAAAAAATTTCTTCAATGTCAATGTAGCGTTTATCTGCTCGTCTTCTCTCATTTCGTCAAAGATTGAGTAGTCACCACGTTTTTGGTAAAGGTCATCCGGGTTGTATGGTCGTAAGTTGTAAGGCTCGTAAAGTGGTGATTCAGCAAAAGACGTCTCTTGAAAGACCTGTCCTTTTGGTTGTTGTTCGGTATTTGGTATTTCTGTTATTTTTGTATCAATCGGTTTTTTAAATCTATCGAACAATGACATTTTCTACCCTCTAATTTTTATCAATTACAATCATGTCAAAGTTTCAATTTATATATAAAGTATCCAATATAACTATTTATGTCAAGCAAAATTTAAAAGTCCATATCAAGCGTAACAAGGTCGTCGCCGAACTCTATCGCGTCAACGTCAAATCCCTTACCACCACTATAACCATGATAGGCAAGGCACAACGACATTACTATATCATCGTGCAGTCCATCTGGCGCACTATATCGAATGGCCCCACTTTTAAGCTGCTCAAAGGTAAATATATTCATTTCGTGTATGAGCTCTATTATTTCGGGATAGCTGATTTCTTCCTGTTCGACTGCAATAGCTAGGTTCTCAACCATCTGCCTTTTATTCGTATTAGTAAAAGATATTCCATTAGCGTTAAGACCTGCATAAATAAGGTCTTCGGTTATAGGATCACCGAGTCCGGTACTATCAACATACACAACCGCATTATATGCCTTTGCAAGTTTTATTATTCTCTGCTTCTGGATACGCCAGCTAATAGAATTAAACCGATCAAATGCGCAAAGATGGCCCTTATTGTCTAGTACTGTTAAAACGGTATAATCGACACTTTTCGCAAGGTCAACGCCCATGTAGTAATATTTGTTTTTATGGTACGGTTCGAGATCACCACGAATACACGCCCTTATGTTTCTAAAAACTTCGCCGCCGTCGTCGATAAATTTGGCCTCGTACTCCTGCTCAAACACTCGCTGCGGTAACTTTTTGACTAAATCCCATTCGTCGTCACTAAAATAGATAGAATCTTTACTTTGAAACTGAAAACTAATATATTCAGTCTCTTTTGAATCGTTTCCAAGACTCCAAAGCTCATAAAAAAGATTTTTTCCTTTAGGCGTTCCAATAAACACGACTTGTGCGTTTGTAGCTGTTATAGTACCACGCAAGGCAAAAGTCCACGTTTCGCGCTTAATAAAGCCCATTTCGTCAATAACAAGAAAATTTACAGACTCACCACGCAAGCCGTTTTCGTTGTCACCAGACTTAAACCATATAGTAGCACCGTTCTTTAATGTTATACATGCGTCGGATTTATTTACTTTGTGAACTATTTTATTATCGGCAAGAAATTTTTGCAGTCTTCTAAATGCTATTCGCGCCACTGGGAATGTAGGCGCAACCCACCAGTTTATCGAGTCTTTCTTTTTCGACGCCTTTAGGAATATTAAAAATATACTGAGGTGAGTTTTTCCGGATTGCCGTCCGGCTGATATTACAACAAATCTAAACTTTGACAAAGCCTCGAAAACTTTGTTTTGCCACTGCATGAGTTTTATTCTTAATTTAGCCATATACTACAAAGATAGCCGGTATCACAAAAAAAATCAAGGATAATATTATTAACAATAAAACATTGAGAAGTGCTTTTTTTACTGCTTTCTTTGTTTCTTCGTTCACCCTTTTACTCTCCAAATATATCTATACATTGCTTGCATCTTAAAATGCCTTCAAAATTCTTAAATCTTGTACGCCCTTTCCACTCAAGAGCTTTTATAAAAAAATTACAATCTTCAAATCCTTCG